CTTGTTTTTGCCATCCGCTTCACCTGAGCCATCCGCCCATTTGTAATTCACTTCGTGCTGCAAGAAGTAATCTTGCGCTTGTACCGTAAAGGTGTTAGTAGGAATGATAGAGCGGTCTTTGGAGCGCGTGCTGTACTCAAAGGTTACAACCTTATCCAAGTCACCAACTTCTGCATCAAAACCATCCTCACGGATTTTCACAAAGCTTGGGTCAGCAGTATATGCAAGAGTCCAAGGGTTTGCTGAGTGTAAGTAGTTTACAACCATTGACCCCGGAACATACTCTTGTGATTCATCCCAAGTATCATGAACATGGACACCTTTAAGACTAGCCTTGCGATAGTTCACACGCGCCACCCAATGAACTACAGAGGCATCATCTTTATCTTGCCGCCCCCACTTATACAATTCTTCATTGAGATTGGTGTCTCCTTTTGAACCAGTCTTAACATCAACGACAGTGCCCTTAAAATCAAGGTGCATAGTGCCTTCTTCTTTTACAACTTCACGATTGATTTGCGTGCGCATATTCCATGAAATTGATTTGTTCAAAGGCTTCTTCTGAAAATAATCATTGAACACTGTAGTGACAGTATTTGTCGCAGCGTTCGCTGTAGCTTGACCTACCGGTTCACCATCAGGAGCATTTACTGGGAAATCATAAGTTGTTTCTAGTTCAAGCTCTTTAGGCAAAGGCATGGTCATTGTGTCTCCTTGATTGATGGTAATATCATCTGGAATTGCTGTTGATACTTTTACATCAATTTTTGTGTAAAATGTATCATCTTGACGAGTAACATCAATTTCTGGCTGTTTGACAGAAACCTCAGTACCTTCCTTAGTAACTTCACTAGCTAAAACATTGCTAGAATAAAGAAGTCCACTAATAGCAGCAAATGTAACCATTGATAGTTTAACCATATTTTTCATAAAATAATATTCTCCTTGAATATAAAATTAATTTGATTTATTTTTGTTCATGGCTTAGAGCAACTTTGAAGACCATCAGTGCTTTACCAGAAATTTTTCTGCGTAATTCAGGATAATCATTCAATTGTTCTAAATCGAGCGCATCCAGATTTTCAACATTCTGAATGATGAAGCGAGAAATTTTTCGAGAAAATTTTCTCGTTATTTTTTGGGAATTCTCATTACTAATATCTAACTGACCCTTGTAGTCGCAAAGAAGTTTTTCTAGTTCTTCTTTTAGGGCCATTTTTTTCACCCCCTTTCAATAATAAATAAATTATTTAAAATAAAATCAAATCAAAATGGAATTATTTTATTATAGTCCAACAACCAGCAATACAAGAGATACAAGAAAGACAATTACTGAGAATTTTATGATTTTCTTGTAAAAATCAATATCTAGATTTTCTTTTGACTTTCTGAACTCTAAGTTTTCATGAGTTAGGGTATAGAAAGATAACACTAGTGTCAGCAATGAAAATCTATCAAATACAGTCATCAGAAACACGCCCAAAATTAACACCAAGCTATTCAATACTCTGTTTATAGTTGGCTTTCCATTTGTTACAAAACAATAATCTAGAATTAAGTAGAAAATTGTAAACATTACTAGATTAAATAAAAACAACATATTCTATATCTGCACCTCATACTTTACTTTTATTTCTGAAACTATCATATCGCAAACGTTATAAGTTGTCAAAGAAAAAAGAAGTCTATTTTTTAGACTTCTTTAATATAATAGAGAAACATAAACTAAGCAGAAATGAGTTCATCAAGAAACTTAGAGACTTGTTTTCTAGATAATGTATATTTAGAAACATCTAAAGTTTCATGGTGGTCATCCTTAGAATTTTTCCAGAATGTAACGATTGTGTGTCTGAAGAAATCATAAACAACGATTTGTTCATCTAAGCGAAATACACAACGTAGTTCTGTTTGTTTATCTGAAAAGGTAATTTTCTTAAATTCAATTAGATTACCAAACAAAAGAACCTTTTTTAAGCTGCGTTTAGTTACTTCACCTCTGCCTTTTCGAAAAATTCTTTCTTTAGCATGTGGGCAAATGCGATATTTGCCACCATTGTAAAAATATTTTCCGAGAAAATTCTGCAATGTCTTTTCTATGTATGCTACTTCTTTTTCAGACATTTGGTGAAGATGTCTTTTTTCTTCTTTAACAACTTTAGCTGTAATTACTTTCATCATTATAAACTCCTAAAATAAAGATTTGATTAGTGCGCATCAGCAAAGTCCAACAACTTGTCAATGTCATGTTGAATGAAATCAATATAGTTATTATATTGATTTTTTATAGCTTCATGGCTTTCTGACATGAAGTCAATTTCCCTCAACAGATAAGTATAATTATCTTCAGCTCTCCATTGATGGGCATATGAAGAATTTTGGTTCTTATATGCTGTCTTAATCAATAGTTTGCCATCAGAGAAATGACAAGAAAATTTGATAACCAGTGGAATTTCTTTGCCCGTTTTGGAAGTTTTATTAATTTCCAGAATAAGGGCTTGTTTTTGCAAATCTTTGCTTGCTGCATCATCATAAACAATATTGGCTTGAATGAGTTCAATGCCATTATTGTCTTCTTTTAAAATATGAGTTTCAATATCTTTCAAAAACTGAACCCATTCAGATTCTTTTACTGAGTCTTTTTGATTTTTAAGTGCCTTTTTGATGATATTGATGAAAGTGTTTGTGTTTGTTTTTGGCATTTTAAATGCTCCTTCCTTATATGAAAAATAATATCTTGTAAAATAAAAAGTTTTACATCTTTTATTATAAAACAATTAGTCTTATACTATTAATTGTAAAAAAATAATTTCATTTTACAAATATTATTTAAAATTTAAAGGAGAATTGATATGGAAGTATCATCAGTTGTTTTTGCTCCATCCGAGCTTGTAAAGAATATCCCAATTGGAGGAGTGTTTGCATTAATAGAACTAGACGAGGAATATCAACCTTGTTTCTTCAAGGTTTTATCTAAATCTTTTGATGGCGTTGAGGCTGAAATCTGGGAGAAATCTGTTGGCTGGTCTGGAGAAAAGACTGTTATGCCTCTTGATTTTTGGGTCATTAAGCCCGGTGGATATGCTGTGGTCGGACTTGCTCAAGCAGAATTTCGTTCTGGTTGGGTTGAGCGAGATTTCAATAAATTGCTCAATGATTTTGGGCATTGGACACAAGGTTTACTGTTGGACAAAGCTGTTTCTCTGCATGATTATAAAACTGTAGAGTCAATGAGCTACGCATCTGCTATTGATGCAGCAGGTTATACAATTGTTCCATTGTTTGAAAGCCTTGGAGATTTGGCCCTGTACGATTTGGTTGAAAACTATACCGGAAACAGTAAGTTTGTTCCTACAGAATACATCAAGAAAAATTCTAAAATGTGCTCTGACTTGGTAAAACAAGATGTGAGCAAACGGCTCAAACATCTTCGCTCAGAAAACTTGCTGAACATTTTTGACATGAAACACAAGGTTTCAAGTGAATTACAAATTGATTTGAATTACTAAATCTAAGTTGTAACAAAAGAGAAAAAAGACGTAAAATTTACGTCTTTTTTTACTTAGAATTAACAAACAAGTAAAGCATAAATAACTCGCAAGACAGCTCTAGCACGGTAATAGTAGTCCTGAACTTCCCATTTGCCAACAGGGCCACTGAAAGAAGTTTCTAGGCGACGAAGTAGCCATAATTCCATGATTTCTTTTTTACTAAATGATAACACGTTGTCTGAGCCATCCACGTTTTTAAATGTTAGATTTGCTTGGAATTTAGGATTTTTTGGGTTGTGCTTATTTTTAACAGAAATTTTTCCATCTTTATAAAGAATTTCTTTGTTTTTAGTTTTAAGACTAAAAATCACAGCAGTTGGACGTAGTTCGAGTGCTTCTAGTTGCTTGTATTCAAGGTCAATGTATCTGTCGATTTTATTGAATCGCCTGTCTTTATATCGTTCTAATTTAGGAACACGCTTTTCAAGGAATTTGTGTCTTCTTGATAAAGGATGAACTACTTCAGCTTTCCAGAAATAAGCTTTTCTCTTGTTTTTTAGGCGTTTCTCCTTAGCCATAAAATGAACTTTGTGGCCATAAAGAAATTTTGGCTCTAACTTCGGTTTTGGCCTTGGACTGTTTTCTTTTGGATTATTTCTTGATGCGGCGCGTGCTGCACGTTCCGCTTTAAAATTTCTTGATTTAAGTAATGCCATAGTTTTTTCAGTTCTCCTCATTCTTTTCTACGCCATACAATTTAAACATTGTTCTTACCATAATCTGAATATGGTCTACAAGTGATTCATATGTGGTGAATTCAAATTCATCAAAACAAACCATGCTAGAGTATTCTTTAATATCTAAATCAGATGTCTTATTTTTATAATCTTCTACACCATCTATAAATTTTGCGGTGAAAGTGTATTTGCCGTTGTCTTTTACTGTTAAAAGCAACTGAAAAACATTGCTATTTAGTCCGCCCCAATAAAAGCTTCCAAAATTAGAACCACGAAAACGTCCTACAAAATCAACATCAACATAGCGTTTATCTTCTGCAATTTTAGAAAGTTCTTCGTTTAGCTTTCTAGACAAATCATATAAATTATTTCGTTTCATAACTAAAATACTCCTTTAATATCTTGATATTCTTTATCAATCTTTTTTTCTAGCAGTTTATCAGCCACCAAAGACTGAACAAACAAAACAGGCGCTTCATAGTTCTCTTTTGATAATACAGAATTAATTTCAGAGAAGAAGCTGTTTTTACTTCCTGTATAATTGTTTTTACTGTATTTTTCCTCGAACTTCTTAAACATAGATGCAAACCATGAAACACTCTCTGGTTTTAAGTACCAGTTTTCAAAGGTACTCAGCAACACAGCGATTTCAAAGTCTTCTAAAGACTTATTTTGTAGTTTGCGTTGCCAATAATCATGTTTGTCTGAATTAAATAGGTCTGCTTGAATTTGTTTTAGTTGCAAGATTTTAGGCTCATGGCTTTTAGGGTTGACCAAGTATTCAAGGGCCAACCTGTTCCAGACTTCATTGTGATAATCGAATTCAAATGATTGAGTTGATTTCCATTTTTTATCATCAATCAATTTGAATAAAAAAGATTTTGCTTTATTCATATTATTATTTCTCCAATTATTTTTATTCTGTTTGTTTGTAATATTCTTTATTCTATTATAACATAAGTTATAAAATAAAAAAAGCCTTTTATTTATTGATTGAATAAAAGACTTTATATTATATATAATTAGTAAAAATTAACTAGCATTATTTAGCAAGACGTAAATAACCACGAACGGTTTTTTGACGTTTCACTTTGATGTTGAGTTCTTTTTCAAGAGGTTCAACCTCATCCATTTTAGACCCAACAACAATTTTCAGATTTCCGAATTTGTAAGTCCAGCTTGGATTATCATTCATCCATTCTTGGCTCAATTCATGGAATCGAGCTTGTGTCAGACCGCCAACTGTTTTACGGAAAACTGCAAAAGCAAAATCTTTTGGAATAACATTCCAGACAAATTTCTTGCTGAATGTTCCCCAGAAGAAATCAATTGCTGCTTTTTCTTCGTCTTTGATGCGTTGCTCTTCCATGTCCACAAATTTTCCATACTCTTCCATCTTTTTAAGAGTGTTGATGTTTGTGTAATGGTTAAAAGCTGTATTAGCAAAATCAACCATTCCTTTCAGAGTATGTTCTACATACTCTTCAAGATTGACGTTATAGCCATTTAGGGATTCTTTCAGGATGACAAATTGTCCTTTAAGGATTCGCAAGTCTTTCTTGAAATCCTCTGCAAATTTATCATATCCAGCTTCTACAAAAGCAGTCTGAATTTCTTTGAAACGGCTTTGGCAAATCAATTTCTCACAGAAATCAATGTTTTGGTCAATTTCTGCAATGATGTCTACAAGTTTTCCGGGCTTCTTGTCAGACATCTTTAGATAGATGTCATGGTTGCCATCCACTTTAGCTTCTTTAGAATCAAAGCTGATGCCTAAATCAAAAACAGATTTAGCCACCACCCAGCTATTCAAAGCTTTTTCAAAGACCTTTTCACGAAGCAGAACTTCTTCAAAAAGATTTTGGCGAGCCAACTTAGTATAGAAACCAATTTTTTCGATTTCTTCCAATGTTAGCACTGAAACCCCATGTACACGAAGAGCTTGTAAAGCTTTCGCAATTCCACGAAAGTTGTCAAGCTTTGAAATGATGTTCAGTTTGTATTCCTTGCCAATGTTAGCAAGTTCCTTCTGAATAGCTTTTAACTGTTCAAGCGCTGCTTCTTTCTTAGGTGCAATGTTGAATTTTGTTAATCCACTATTTGCGATTTGCGTTAATTTTTTATCGTTCATTTTCATGAACCTCCTTTAAGTAGTTTAAAAAAATAATTAATTGTAAAATGTTTTACAAGAAATATTATATATAAAAAAAGAAAAGACATCTATCATTCATTCTTGAATAAAATAGATGTCTTTTTATTTTATTTTTCTGAGGCAGAAGTGTTTTCAATGATTTTAGGCAAATACAAAATACCATCAACAAAGAAAGCCCCATTATCAACCATCTCAATGACTTCCTGTGCCTGAACAATCAAGTTAAAGAAATCTTCCCAAAGTAGATAACTTTTATCTTCATTGTCTAGGCCACCAACTGACAATGCTGGGTAATAAACCCTTTGTAAATGAGAAGTTTTTGCTTTCTCTTTTTTGTCATTGTTCTTGTCATCAAGGATAGTTGGCTTCAAAGGATGTTCTGAGCACTCATTTTGTTTTGATGATTTTTTTGATTTCTTAACCATAACACAAAAATGAGGTTTTACAACTCCTTGACTAGACTGTTTGATGAGAGCTTTGAAGGCTGTCTTCTTCTGCTCGCTCTTCTTTGAAAAAGTGTCAAACACATTGTAAGTATATAAGTTGTTTATACTTACAAGTGTTGAATCTGATGAGCCGGACACATTTGATACATCATTTTTTGAAATATCAAATTTTAACAGAAGATTTGTATTGGTTGAACCATATCTTGATAAAACAGTAATGACTTCTGGTGTAAATGTAATGACATTATTTCCAAAAGCATCAAGAAACTCTTTGTAGGACAAGATAGACAGGCGCTCCATTTGTTTCTTCAAAGCATCTAAGGCCTTTTCAGAGTCTTTTCTTTCATCATTCAAGATGTTACTTACATCAATGTAATGAATGTCATGCTTGCCATCTGGATATTCTCGCAAAACAATATATACAACAACTTTTTCACAAATTTCTTCATTGTTTCTGTCATCAAATCTATGGGAAACTAAGTTCTTGAAATCAATAGCACCTATAGCATAATTATAGGGTGTGCAGCCATTGATTTTCTCCTGTTCCCCTATATATAAAAATTCAACCTGAACTTCTTGACCTTTTTCAATTTCTTCTATTTTTGAGATTCGATTGTTTTTTCCTTTCATCTAGTTATTTCTCTTTTCTTTATTTTTATTTTCTATATTTTATTATAACTAATGACCAAAGTTATTCTGAGGTCAAAACTTCATCCCCCAGTCCATTTGATGATTTTCCTACAATATGCAAACATGTTTTGCTTCTTGATTTTACCTTCTCCACGAAATCAGCCTCTTTTAATGTTTCTTCTAACATATCTTCTAGAGTTACTTCAATTTGTAATTTGTCAATCAGGCCTTTTTGCTGCAAAGATTTGACATAGAAATTAATCAATGACTTGAAGTTCTCAATTTCATATCCTTTGTCTAAACTTTCCAGAACAGTTTTAATTCTAAGGCTAGGATAGGTCTCTATTTTGACAATAGGTGATAATTCTCTTAAAATCTTATCAGCTAATTTTTTAGGTCTTAATAGGCTTTGAAGATTGTCTGGCAAGAAACGGGTGTAACCCCTATACTGATTACATGGATGTGGCCAATAAAATTTTGTTAGCCTTGGTTTCTCCGAGGTAATGCGAATATTAATGTAAGTATCATCAGGCAATTCATGGATATTAACAATATAGTCATAAAAACCATTCGATTCTTCTAGCTGCTTATTAGGGTTTTCTTTCCATAAGTCAAAGATTTTTGTTTTTGGAACATAACTGATGATGTCTGAGGCGTCATTGTTCATCATAGTTCTATATAGTTTTTTAGGAACATCCTTATGCTTGATAAATGGGGTAGCTCCTAAATTATAGCCATGATATTTTAATTCATTTTCTAAGACTTGGATAATGTCTAGCTTATTTTTTAAAACTTCTGGTTTTGATGCCAAATCATAAACCAAATCGTCAAATTCTTTTTTTGATAGACCTAGTGGTGACTTAGGAAATTTTACAAATGAAAACTTAAACATCAGTTTATAGAGGTCATTCCCGGAATACAATTCTTTAAAGGAAATAGATTTGAAAAACAATCCAACAGCTTTATCTAGGCTATCAATATCAATTCCTTTAAATTTAACTCTCCATTTCATTTCTTTTTCATCATAAAAAACATTATCAACCAAAAGAACATCTAGTAAGTCAGGGATTGTCAAATAGAATAAATAATAATTCCCAAACAAAGTTGTATAGCCAATTGTGCTTCTTACTGGCATCATTGTTGCTGCTGGGGATGGCCAATCTGGGTGTTTCTTATAGGCATCCTCTATCATTTTTGAAGCAAGTTTCTTTTTAGCCAGATTTACAAGTAAATCTTGCTCTACTTGAGTCATTTCTTCTAGTGTTGCATCAGATAAATCAACATTTGGGTTGATTTTGATTTTCTTGTTATTTTTTTTCATAAATTATCCCTCTTTGTCAGCTTCTTTGACATTAATAACAGTAGCACCAATCAACAACATTGATGCTAAAACTAATCCGATAATCATTAAAATTTTTACTAGCATAGTTTTTGTTCTCCTTGTTTTACATTAAGCTTTGATTGAGCTTATCCCAGTTTGTTGTTCCTAGATAATTTGACATTTCCTCAAAAACGCCTTTGCCATCTCTGATAGTATGCCTTAAATGTAATTCAATGTTTGAACACATTCTCATGACTGCAATGTCTTGCTTTCTGTCTTTAATGACTTTAAGTTGGATGTGAGCTGGCTGATTCTCTTTATCACAAAGAATTTCATTAATTTTTAGTTTTTCACAAAGTTGATGATAACGCTCAGAAACTGTGTTGTAGTCATTTTCTTTTTGAAAATGTTCTAACAGTTTTTTAGGAAGCCCCTCATAAGAACTATACAGATAATCTACATCAGTGCTATCTTGAAAATAGAAACTAGAGTCATAAAGGTTTTCAAGTTCTTTATTTGACCCATAATTCAAAACAGTTCCAACTAAATCATATTCTGGCCAAAAGTAAAATGACATAGATATAGACTGACATTTTAGGTATAGTTCACTGTAAAATCTATTTAGGGGTAGAGTTCCTTTTTCAACTAGAAAAACTTTATCAATAATCCAAGTATCTAATAGTTTAATAAAGTTGTTTAATGAAAAACTAGTGGTGACTTTTTCTTGAAATTCTAGAAAATCGTTCAAGTCTTTAATGTTATTTTTGAAGTAAAACGTGAATCTATATGACATTTAATTTATTTATCCTCTCTGTTCTCTTGTCTTATATTTCATCTATTATATCATAAATAATTGAAAATATCACTTTTGCTATATGCAATATTGTCAGAAATAAAACAAAAAAGACTAGAATTTTTTGTCTAGTCTTTTTATAAATATATGTAAGTGAGAGATTATGAAAAATAGAGTGGATATTACTTTTTAGAGATAGCTTCAAAGAACTCAGCCATATTGTTGAGATTTTCTTTGAGATAACCCTCTAGTTCTGACGTTGATACAAAATCAACTGTCTTATAAAGAGAATCTGAGCCTTCAAAGCCTGTTTTATAAACATCAAAGTAATTCTCTTCAAATGAAAGATTTGGTTCGTCTTGCGGCACGAACAACATTTCTGTGGTTGTGGCCTTCACTCCCCAACCTTCAGAACGACTGAATTTGACTGCTTTGCATGTTTCACCATCAGGCAAAACAGCATCAACTTTACCAACCCATACCCAACGTAGAGGAAGAGTTGAAAGAAAATCATCTGAGAAAGTTTTATCTAGCAATTTTTCTTTATTGCTTTCAATATTTTCTTTCATCTTGCGGTTTCCCTCAAATTCTTCAAGTAGCTCTTCATTGATTCTGAATGAATCATCCAGATATGTTCCTGTTTCAACAGAAGCAAAAGCTGCGAGTTCTTTTGCTTCATCTAGAGATTCTGCCGAAACTTTAACATTCTTCACAATAGTCCATTCGACTGGGATAATATAATCTTTTTTCATTTTTCTTTTACCATCTTGTTTTATCCTTTAAAACAAGATTCCTTTCTTTTGTTAAATTTTAATTTTATATTGTAAAATGATTTACATTTAATATTATAAAATAAAAAAAAGAAAGAGAAGATTAATCAGTCTTCTCTTCTGCAAAAATATAATTTACAAGTCTTTCTTGATTGTTAGTATCAAGTTTCAAGACAGCCTCAATGGGATATTTAATAGACAATCCTTCTTTTACAATTTCATCCTCATGTCTCCTCCAAAAGTCATTTGACTTGCTAGAAGCTACAAGAGCAAATACATCTTTGTTTAGCAGCTCTAAAATCATCTTGTTCAAGGCATTGTATTCTTCGTGCTGAGAAGCATCACCTATAATAGGACTAGAACCATAGCCCATAAAACGTTGATATTGAGACTTTATAAGAGGCCCATATCGTGTTGTTAGAAAAGGTTCATCATAAGTTTTAATAGCTGCTCTAAGTCCAATTTCAGGAACAGAGTAACGTAATGTAAAATAAAGTATTTTTTGTAACTGTAAGTTTGTTATAGACTTTTTATTTTTGTGGGCTACATAAATAATATGTTCTGTCAGTTCTTTCATGCTCATATTATTATTCCTCTTTTACTTGTCTATTTCTCATCAATCTGTTAATCTCCTCCCAAGCTTTATCATCCTTGATTTTCTTTAAGGCATTGAAGACTTCCGGGGCATCTTCCTTTTTGATTGTTGCTGTTTTGTCATCCGGGAGAATAATGTCAAAACTGTCTTTATTGACTTTTGTAACTTCCAGTACAACATCATATTCTAGTTCCATAGTTTTAACATCTTTTGTTTTCTCTAAATAGACATTGAAAAGAGTTTTTGGTTTTTCTGACTCTATATTTCCAGAAGCATCATAGGTGATAGTTGAATCTGATTCTTTTGGCTGTTTAATCTTAACAATACGATAACTAGAGAACGCTGTTTTTATTGGTGTGGTATTGATGTTTTTGTTGGTAATGTCAAAATAAAATGCAAACGCAGAATATGTAATAACGGCTGCTGCGTAACATGAGAATATTGTCAAAAAACACTCTTTTAAGAATATGTAAACTTTTTTGTATAAGTTACCTTTTTTTAAATATTGTTTTTTTGAAAAATGCATCACTACCATACCCAAAAATATACCAAGGATAACTATAAGAATAATCAGTGATAGTGACATATTTCTAGATGCAAATAATTTTAGAACAGGATTTATTTTTGTAGGATTTAGCAACATATTTTATCTCTCTCTTTCATTCACTTTAATTTTATTTAGGGTTTTAAAAATTTCTTTAGCTTCTTTTTCTTTTATTGTTACAACTTGCCCATCTGGAAGAAGAATATCAAAGCTATTTTTGTTGATTTTTGAAACATTCACTACAACAGATTTTTTTAGATAATGATATATGGATTTGTCTATATCATTTCTGTTTATAGTTTTATTTAAGTAAATTTTGAACTGAGTTTCTGGCTTTTTATCTCCAGAAGCATCATAAATTACTGTTTTTTCATTATTCTTTACACTTTCAACTCTGTCAATATTGTAGTTGGAGAAGACTGCTTCTAACTGTAAATTATTGATTTCATTATATTTGCTAATTGTTGGATTTATTGCTGTAAAATATGTGAAAAGAGAAGAGCATACAAGAAGTAGCATCACACAAAGTCCTTCTTTTGCTTTTTGTTTTGCTAATTTTTTGTCATCTTTTCTTTTGCAAAAATAAACCAAAGTGGTTATAAAGATAGTCAATATTAAGAAAACTAATTCAATATAAAAGAATCCTAAATCTCCTTTATCTGATTGGCTTAGTAATGTTTCATTATTATTTATTTTGGTAAATAAATCAATAATTGGGTCAATTTTGATTGGTGTAAAATTAGGTAAAATAGGTAACATAGTTTAATTCCTCTCAGTTTTTGATTCTATTTCTTTTTTATATTTTAATATTTTCTTGTAAATTTCTGGGGCATCTTCTTTTTTAATAAAGAATTTTCTTGGGGGAAGAAAATCTACATTTGTGTCAACGAGCTTAAATCCTCTATCGCCAACACCATCAATTGAAAGCTCAACCTTATTAACTGGTTGTAAATAGTATGGGTTGGAATAAAAAGATGACTTATCTTTTTTCTCTAAGACTAAAAACACATTTTCAACTTCATTCTCTGTATAGTTTGAATATCTATAGTTGCCTGTAACCACTACTTTAGAATCATAGTTTTCAAAAATATCTTTTCTTTGAAGACTGTCAACGGCCTCTGATTCTCTTGCATAAGCTTGAAACATAGAGACATTAGAAAACAGAAAAGACATGATACATAGGACTGGTAATAGTGAAACAACAAATCCTATGAAATAAAAATCAACCTTATCAAACCCAGAATTAGGAATGGATGAATGACCTGTTTTAAAATGTTTTTGGAACAACCTTGTTTTTGCAATAGTGTTCTTGTATATGGAAATAAAAAACCAAAAAAGAAAACTAACTAAGATTAAAGAAAAAATCATAAATAATATTCCAGACGGTGTTAGATGAAAAAAGAATCTATTTAGTTGATTATATTGATTGTTTCCACTCATTAATTCACTTATGAATAACCTCATATTCATTACATCTCCTTATTATTTAATCGTTTTGTCTATTATACCATATTTTTTGAGAAAATATCGCATTTGCTATAAAAATAATAAAAAAAGACTAGAAAATTTTAAAAATCTAGTCTTTAAACAAAATATATGTAGATTTTACATTCTTACAAGATTGAAACCTTTTTGAGTCAAAAAGAACATCTGTATCTTTTCGTTGTATGTCACTACTGAGATATTGGTCTTTGGCAATTCAGGGTATAAGTAATCCAGAAATTCAATAACATCTAACAATGCTTCAGGAAGCTTTTCAGCATTTGAAGAGCTTAGTTGAGAGCCTAGTCCGTCAAACAAAAGATGAATATGTGAACCCTCAGATTTCGAATCAAGAATTAGCAGCGCTGACGAAACAATTATACGGATAATTTCTTTCTGCCCTGAACTAGCGTCATACTCATCATAACGCCAGTCAATTTCTTGCTCTAAAACATCTTTAAGTCTGGGAAAAGATTTAAGAACATCTAAGACCTTATCGTACACATCTCCGTCACAAAGTTTATGACGATAAAATTGGTGAACCAATTTTGACAACCCTAAATAAGAATAATTGGATGTTGACTCTACAAATTCAACTTTTTCTCCTCCGTTATTGAGATTCATGTCAATAGTGTTATCAATCTCAAATGTATCAATATCATCTGGACGCCGCAAGGCTTCCATGAATTTACTTTTTCCAGTTCCATTTTCACCTGTAATTAGATGATTGGTTTTTGGGTTGAAGAAAAATGATTGCCCATTTACCTTGTTTTTTACTTTCATGTTAAGCACTCCTTTAAATAATAATAGTTGTAAAATAAATATAATTTACAACTACTATTATAAACTAAATAAAAACAACAAATAAACTATAATCCTTTATTGTTATTTCTCATTATTCATTGCTTCTAAAATCCGATTATTGGCAATATAGAAATATTTCTCATCCAGTTCGATTCCAATAAATTTACGCCCAGTATTAACACAAGCAACACCAGTTGAGCCAGAACCCATTGTATTATCTAAAACAGTGTCACCGGGATTAGAATAGGTTTTAATTAACCACTCTAATAAAGCAACTGGTTTTTGCGTTGGATGCAACTTTGACGTTTGAACATCTTTTGAGAATACTTGGACACTTCTTGGATAACGTTCTGTTGAATCATAACTGGTTTCATTATATGTCCCATAAATGGCTTTGCCGTCTTTCATGTTCTCTTTGTGCCTTTTTAATGATTGGACTTTTGATTTGGCAGATGAAACTTTTCTTGTGTGTCCTTGTGTTTTTTGTGGGTTGTATGTTGGTAATTTTTCGTAAAAGACTAAAATGTTTTCATGGGCTTTTAATGGCATCTTCTTTGCATTTAGATGGCCAGTGGCATGAGTTTTCTCCCAGATGATTTCATATCTTAGCTGCTCTATATTTGAACAGCCAAGGATTTTATCAAACGGAGTTTGTGCAAAGAGTAAGATAGCTCCATTTGGTTTCACAACTCGTTTATACTGTTCCCAAAGTGCTTCTAAATCTAAGACTGAATCCCATTTTGCATTGGTTGTGCCATTGGGTAAATCACAGACTACTAAATCTATAGAATTATCAGCCAGCTCTCTAGGCATTAACTTTAGGCAGTCACCATGCAGCAACCTCGGCGTTGGTTGATAGTGAGTGAGTGAGTGAGTGAGTGAGTGAGTGAGTATTATCAGACATAAAAAATCTCCTTGGAAATAATTAGTTTTAATCAGTTGAACAAATTTAAAGAGAGTACTTGGTAGGAGTGCCCTCTTTTCTTTCAATAAGATATTTTCTGCCATTGTGTTCCACATCTCATTGTGTGGGATTTGTAGCTCTTGCAGAAACTTTCAGTTTTTATTTTTCTAAATGAGTTGTTGGTAGCAACTATTAAATAGAATTAAACTTTTCATCTCATACATTTTGGTACTAAGTG